AATAGTATCTCTACTAATTTTTTCTCTCCTAGCTAATTGACCAGCTCTTGTCCAACCTATTCTAGTTCCACAATCGCTTCCATTCTTTTCTTTCCACTCTACAGCTCTTTTAGCGTTGTTTACTGCGCCATCAGGATAATCGTTATAGCTTTCTAATTCTACTTTATTAAAAGCATCATAACAAATAGCTATAGCTTGGTCTTTTGAATGATAAGGCGAAAGCATAGGTACGCAACGAATCATAAAATCGCTTTGCTTTTCTGATGGTTTAGGATTAGGAATTGGCATACTTGAATCCTTTAAATTGGTGGCATCCTTCCCCTTTTACGCTTACTTCAAATTCTAACCAATCTTCAGATTCATCATACCAAAGAGCATCTACTAAATAACCAGAATCTCTTAAACCTAGTCTAGCAAATAAATTATCTGAACTAGATTGTTTATCAATAAACTTTTCAGCTAATGCTTGAGTAGGAAAAACATATTTCCCTACTCTAACAGATTTCTTTTTACTTTTTTTCTTTGCTACTTTCTTCATCTTTAGGTATTGACTCATTTAAGATTTTAACAATCTCCTGTGCTTGTGGTAAATAAGCAATAGGTAGAGAATTAATAACTTGATTAACCTTTTGAATTTGTTCTTCTGTAATTTTCATAATATAGTTTTTTAAATTTGTATTAAATATACAAAAAAATATTTATATTATTCTGCTCCTCCAATTTGCATTTGCACAGAAGAAGGATTTATCTCTTGTTCTATTTGTGCATCTAAACCAGCATATAATGATGCTACTTCTTCTTCTCCCATTGCTTCTTTAGTCCAAGCTTCTACATCAGCTTCAGTTAAATCAGCGAAAGGAATAAAAGAGCCTTCTGGTGCTGGTACTACTTGAGTTCCATATACACTAGCAGAGTAATATTCATCTACTGGTTCTGCATCATCACTAGGTAGAGCTTGTTGTTGTGGTTTTTTTTGGTCAGAAGTTGCTAATATAGACCAATGTACGTTATATACTACATCGCTGTTACCACCCTCTGAAGGGTGTACATCTACTGTTTTACAATTCCATTTATAAGATTGTGCCATAATTTTAATTTTTATTTATTTATTGTTATTTATTTGTTTATTGGTCTGTTGTATAAGTAAAAGCAAATCTTATCTCGTGTGTTCCAGCCCCTATTACAACGCCCATATTACCAATTACATTTGCATCGCTGAATATAGCTATATTACTATTTGCTCCAGGCAAAGTTATTGCCAATTGACCCCTACCACCAGTACTAGGGTTAGTGTAACCTTTTATAAAACAGGGCATATCTGCAAAAGCATTAGATGCGGCTGCACCAGTATAAGGTAAATTTTTAATTCCACAATTATCTGTTGCTGGACTTCCTGTTATTGTCCAAGCTAATCTAAATTCTACAAAAACTTTATTTCCTATTTTAGTATATCTACCTGTTTGAGTTATGTTAGTAGCATTTCCTGCATCTGTTGAATTTTGATAATATACTTCTGGTGTCCAAGTTCCCTCTTCATAGTCATTAAGTAGATTTGCCGAAGCAGTACCACCTAAATAAATACCTTGTCCAGCAGTTTCTACTTTAATACTACCAGTTTTTATTTCTACATCTCCAGCCGAAGTTAGTCGCATTCTTTCTGAACCACCTAACTCAAATTTTAAATCATTGTTAGATAGTTTTATTGAGCTTGTAGTTGTTGAGTTATCATATTTTAAAGAAGCTTCATTAGTAGTAGAATCTATAAGTATAGCAGCAGCTCCACCAGCAACTTCTAATTTTTCACTAGGTGTCGTAGTACCCACACCCACATTTCCATCAGTATCAATTATCATTCTATTTGTGTAGGAATTGTTCGCATCGTTTGCTTGTCTAAATAATAATCCTTCTCCAGCTACACCAACAGCTCTCATTTCCCAAGTTCTAATATTAGCAGTTCCACCAGCAGCATATAATCTAATAATAGAATCAGCACCACTACCTGCAACTTCTAAATTAGTATAAGGTGTCGAAGTACCTATTCCCACATTTCCATTTCCTAACAAAGTCATTACGTTTACATTAGCATTTTCAACACCTCCGTGAACAGCTAATTTTAAGTAATTACTAGCTGCCGTACTTGAAACAAATGATTTTATATCATTATATCTACTAGTATTAGCATCAGACCTACCTATTCTAACAATACCTTGTGCTTCGTTTCCAGCCATAACATCTAATGCCACAGAACCAGCGACTTGAAGTTTATACGCTGGACTAGAAGTACCTAGACCCAAATTACCTGAAGAATCTAATGTTACTTTATTTGAATTTCCTGTTCTAAAATTTAATGTATCAGTTACATTACTATAATTTATTCCTCCGATATTAGCATCAGCACTATCCCCAAAATCTATATAGCATATATTATCATCTTTTGCCCTTATTTGTAAGCCAGATATTCCATTATCATTTGCTATAGATGCAATTTCTGTTATAGATACACCTCCAGCAAAAGTTGCATTACTAGTTGTGTCTATACTTAAAGCTGTTACACTTGATGTTGCATTTCTTATTTGAAATTTTTCGGAATCGCTTTGGTCAATTCTTAATACATATTCTTGTGCTGCTGTTTTTAATTTTAAAAACGGGTCTCCTGAAGCATTATCAATAGTAATATCTCCATTTGTTGTTAAATCTCCTGTAAATACTCCACCACCTATAACTTCTATTCCTGTGCCTGTGGTATAAAATTTAGCTACTCCATTGTTGTATAAATATGCAGCTCCATTTGTATAAAATCTTGCATAATACTCTGAACCAGCCGCATTTAGTAAACTTAAACTGTCAGCTCGTATATCAAGGTTTCCAGTTCCACTATCTATTATATAAGAACCAGCTCCTGAATGATATATTTCCAAATCTCCACCATCTCCATAAATAGATTTTACATTGTCATTGTGAATAGTGTTACCTACCATTGTACCACCAGCTAAAGGAAGGAATACTCCTGTACCTCCACCAGTTACAAAGTTTGCTGGTGTTATTTGAACATTCTCTGCTCCATTATACCCTACAATGTGAGATACATCACTAGTGCTAGTTTTTAGTACAAATTCGCTAAATTTTTTATTTGCCATTTTATTTTATTTTATATTATTGAAATTCTGTTATTATAAATTCGTTATTCGCTTCTGTAAGAAGGTAATCTCCATTCTCTGCTATTATTTCAAAGAATGTAGTAGGTGTACAATCTACATATGGCTTATAAACCAATCCCCAATTGACAGTATTATCACAAACTCCATCTCCCCACCAAGTTATACCAGTCGGCTTTATATATATGCTTCCCCACATTTATTTATTTCTTTTTATTTTGTAGTTTATAACTACGTTCCACGTATTGTTTTCTGTCCACATATTCTAAATACCTTTTTAGTTTTACAATATTTTCTTTTTTTTGTTTATATCTTATAATACCCATCCACCAAAATCTGCGTTAGCTGTATCTGGATAAGTATCGTCCTCTGTGTTAGAATTATACTCTGGATACGTATTTTGATTATATACCATAAAGTCTATAAAATTATTTGTGTAGAATTGTGCTATATCTCTATACTTTTCTACTAAATAATCTACCTCTTCTTTATCTACTGTTAATGCATTCTCACTCTGCCCTTTAAAAACACCTTTTGCACCTACTGTATAAGAAGCAAATGGCATATAACATACTAATGCCCAATAAATAGTCATAGGCTTCACATACGTCTCTAAAAGCGTCTTATATGAAGCGTTAGCTGGGTCGTTTATAGTTCCAGCTATAATTAAATCTTGTAACTTTTCTAAAAGTTTTGTTCCTAAATAATTTTGTACCTCTGTATCTTGTGCAATCTCTACCATATAGATAAACTTGTCTGGGTCTACATTACCAGAAAGTACAGAATACCTTTTAATGTCTTTAGTTGTTATAAATAATGCTTTTGCCATTTCTTATCTTATTTAGGGTACGCTCCTCTATTAGGCATATTCTCTGGCGCAATTCCAGCTTGTTTTGACCCTCTTGGGTTTTTCATATAACTTTTAGGAATAGTTCTAGTCTTTTTATAGTTTCCTAAATTCTCTGATGGCTCTGTATTGCTTTCTAGTCTATATAAAACCTTTTTCCATTTGTGTCTACAGTATATACCACCTTTAAATTTAAATAAATCGTAAGATTGTCTATTATGACCTAATTCTCTATTAACACCTTCTCTTGATGCTTTATCTATGTCTTCAATAGTCCATACAGTACCAGCACTTGCCATATTCATCATATTTCTACAAAAGTCTCTTGTTGAGCTACTTGCTTTTGATGAACCTATTGCGTAAGTATATCTTATTTTATATAATCCGTTTTTAGAATCTAAATAACTAAAAGAACTTCCTTTTTTCTTGGAATCTATTTCATCTTTTAATCCTAACAAACCTTTAACTTTAGATAGTGTACTTTTCTTTTCGTTTATTAAGTAATTTGCCCAATCTTCATTGTCTATGTCGCTATCTTCATCAATCTCATCAACAAATACATATTCTTTTGACATTTGTTCTCCACTTTCTGATAAATGACCTAATACATTTTCAACTTCATCATCATTCATTTTTATAGGAACACAATTAGGTACTTTTTTACCATTTTTCATTTTCATACCATATTGCTCATATCCAGCTTGACAAGGTTTTTTTAAGTCTACTACCTCATCGTGAGATTCACAAGGCATATAATAAACAACTCCATCTTCTTCGTGTTCGTGATATCCCTCACATCCTTGCTCTAAAGCTTTAGCTTCTGCTTCTTCTTTAGTTTTATAAACATCTACTCCGTCTATTTTCTTTAGACTCATCTCATAACCAGTTTCTTCTTCTATGATTTCTTTATTAACTATGTCAATATCACTAAAATCAAGAGGTTTAAGAGTCTTAAAGTATAAATCTAATGCAATACTATTAACTGAAAGAATAGCATCTATACATTCTATCACTTGGTCTTGAAAACATTGTATTACTATGTTGTCAAATAGTTGTGTTGCGTTCTTTATTTCTTCTGCATTGTTTCCTAGTCCATCGTTTCCTTCACGTATTCCTAGAAGCATTGGAGATGTAACCCTATGACCAACGATTAACTTTCTAAAGCACTCATCAGCTAAATACTGATAATGTTGAGGTGCATCGTTCAAAGGAATGTCATCTATCGTAGTTTTAGATTCGGAATTGTTATTAAAAGCTACTATTACTTTTTCTCCTCTGCTTCCAGTTAGTTTTCCTAATATATCGCTCTTAATTGATTGCATTTTTTCAGGGTCTGGTACTCCGTTGTTAAAATTAACGACTTTAGTGCCACTAAAACCATTTATACAATCATTTATAAGGTAATCCCCTATTTCGTCCTCTAATACAGCGTAAGGCATAGCAGAAGACCAATCTGGACTACTATAATAGTACTTACCAGCTTCGTATGGCTTTAAAACGTACATTTCTACTCCATTTGCTTTACCAAACCCAAATGCTGGTATTCTTTCTGGTTTTTCTGTAGGTTTTAAGTTATCCCAATGATTTGAGTAGTACCATCCTTCTATTTCTCCTTCATCATTGCATTTTTCAGCTCTTAATGTCTCCATTGGGAAGTGATGCACTTGTTTTACTTTACCATCTTGATAAACTAATTGAAATGCAGCCATTCCTAGTACTTTGTAGTCATTTATGAATTTTCTTAAATCAGACTTCTTAAATAATGACATCATTTGAGCATATTGCTCTGGTCTTTTGTCTGCATCGTGTGCTGCAAGACCTTTACCATAAATCATATTAGAAATACCTATAGTAATTGCTCTACAAGTTGTTGAGTTGTTGTTTACATCAATTATGTAATTAAAGTAGTTATTATCTACTCCATATTGTACCCAATCTTTGTTTTTTAACTCTACAACTTCTGGAGATGTGTATGCTGCAAGATTTGTTACGAAAAATTCGCTCATATTACTACGTATTCGTTAGTTGTTTCGTGTTCTGTATATACGTCTTTATTAATACTATATGTACTAATAGTTTGGTCTGTACAAAATATATTGTCTTTATAAACTACACTTGTTCCATTTAAAACAGATAGTGTATAAAATGTGCCTTTTCTTAAGACAGGACTAAATGTTACATTACCTTGTAAATAGTATTTATTTGTAGCAAATGTTAAACCAGAGTATGTTACTGGTTTATTTGTGTCTTGGTCTGTAATAACAATACTATCGGCAGAATATTCACGAGGAATAAACTTTAATTGTTGTGCGCTTGCACTTGTGGTTAGTATTATCATTAAAAGCTTTTTTAAATAACAAAAAAAGCGCAAAAGTGTTTTATATAAAAAAAGGGTACTCGTTAGAATACCCCTAATTTAAGAAAAATGTATAAAAATTAAGTTCCTACTACAACAACAGTATTAGTAGTATCTCCAATAATTGCAGAATCTACAAAAAATGCTGGTGCTTTTTCAGTTCCAGTAAATGTTATGTTATAGCCATTTAAATCTCCCATAGCTGCTCCAGTAGCTGTATTAACAGCACATTCACATCCATTTTCAATTCCAGCTAAAAAGTAATTCCCATTATAATCTTGTACGATTATTTGAGGTCTACCATAACTTAATAATTTTAATTCTTTACGAGTTGCAAGGTCTTGTTTCTTTAAAACTATCGTTCCAGTTTGTGTCCAGAATGAAGTTCCATTTTCCCTTGAGTTCTCGTTTGTTTGTTCGAAAGAGTTAGCTCCTTTTAAATCGTATTTGTAAAAAGTTAATGGAGCAGCAAAAGCAGTAATCTCATCGTTTGCACTAAACGTAGCAGTTCCTAATAAACCACTCGTGTAATTTGAGATGTAGATTGCTATTATTCCTCCAACCGAGTCTTTACAAGGCTCTAATCTTCCAGCAGTAATATCACAAGACATAAGTATAAGGTTTTAAAGTTAATAATATAAAGGGAGGTTTTACCCTCCCCTTATTTAGTTTAATTATCCAGCGTAGTAAACTACGTCAGCACCTACTCCTATTGCAGCA